ACAGTAGTAATGCAAAAAGCTATTATTAAAGTGATTTTGGGAATTATGGTCATTATGGAAACTATATAAAGAGTCCATAGTCAGTACAGTATGAGTTAACGTTGAGTGTATGGCAAGTGCCAACACTAAACTTAATTAAAAAACTAAAGATTGAAATTATGACAGAAACTAAACAGAAAGACGAAAAAGTATTTGCTAACGTTAAATGTAAGGTGTCGTGGCTGCCTGATAAAAGCTACATAGTTATAGATTTAAATAAATATTGATATGAAAGACGAAACTTTAAAAACAGAACAGCCATGCACTTTACATGGTGTCAGTGGCAGTTATTCTTCGATACTTAAATTAGTTGAAGAAGGATGGAATATAAGTGATGCTGTAGCCAAATTTGGTATAAGCCGTTCAGCGTTTTACAGAAAAATATCTGAAAAGCAAAAACAAGAAATATATGCAGCAAAAAAGCTAAATACCAAATATGGCGTAGGAAGCAGGTGGTCATTTTAATTGCCACTAACACCTATATAAACGCAATATTTTTTTGAATAATACGCTTTTATGTGCCATAAAATATTGTGTATTGTTATTTTAATTCTAAGGCGTTTGCGAGTTACATACCAACTGGGGGAATAATACGTAAACCAAACTACTTAGCACTAATTTAATCACATGACTTTTTGGTGAAATATGATCTGATGATATTCGTGTCATGCAATGGTCAGAAATACCACAAGTCATATCTAGGAAACTGTCTGGCAGATCTCTGAAGGTACAGTCGAGGTCTATAGATCCATTCAGTAATACTACAGATGCACTGAAGCTACTCAGCATCATGGAGAGTAGCAATAATGGTGTGAATCCTTACAATGCTAAGGGTATCCCAGCCATATTTTACTGTATCAATCTGATCACGGACATGATAGCCTCATGTCCAAAATCCATACGAAGGCGACTACCTCAAGGATCTGAGCTGGCTCTGGATCACAATCTACAATACATGATCAGTGCCAGACCATCAGAGAGGATGACTGCTATACAGCATGAGAAGATAGCTGTGGCTTGGATGTATATCTATGGCAATAGCTATGAGCGCATACATAGAGATCCTTATGATGGCAAGGTGACAGCTATAGAGCTGTGGCATCCTGGCAATGTAGAGGTGAAAGAGATAGAGGCACATGTGCCTATGAAGGATGGGAGTACGAGGCTGGTCAAAGAGATCTGGTATAAAAACCATAGGACAGCAGAGAGTGTGCCATACACTGACATGATACATATCATGGATGAGGTGGAGAATATGGAGGATCTGAAAGCTGTGTCACGATTTATGGTGACAAGGAAAGCAGTGAGTACGGATCTGAGGAGGAGATCTATGGTAGACAACATGTACAAGTTTGGCTTATTCCTAGCTGGCTGGATCAAGTGGGCTGGAAAGCTATCTGATAGTGATGCTAATAAGCTGTCTGACAGGATCAGGAAATGGTATGGTGGTGTCAAGAATACAGGTAAGATCCTGGCACTGGAGCATAATGCTGAATTTAAGCAGCTGGATCTACCTTTTAAAGACTGGCAATTTGCAGAGCTGAGCGACCTATCTCTCCAGGAGGCAGCTCTGATCATGGGTTTGAAGCCTGGACACCTGGGCAATAAAGACAGTGAGAGCTACAATACTCTGGAGCAATACAACAAAGAGCTGTGGCAGTCTCCTGTAAATGCTCTTGTGATGAAGAGGCAACAGGAATATAACCACAAGATATTTTTCGAGAATGAGCGAGGAGTGCTATTTGTCCACTACGACTCTACCCATGTGCTTATGGCTACAGCTAAGGAAAGAGGAGAGCTGTACAGAGCCATGATGGGTGCTATTACTCCTAATGAGATCAGAGAACGTGAAGGCTTCAATCCTATAGAGGGTGGTGATGAGCCACTGGTGCAGCTAGGCTTTACTACGCTGAGCCATACTATGAAAGGAACAAATTTAAAGGCTTCCAGGAAGGTAGCCATCTAAATCAAAAATTAAAACTAGAAGCTGATGAAAAGGAGCTTTCATAAAACAGAAGTAAGGGCTATAAGTGATGGCAAGTTTGAGATCGTGATCTCAGGTGAAGCTGTAGATAGGCACAGGACTGTTCTCACAGCAGACGAGTGGGAGCTAAAGGATTATAACGGTGTATTCTACTGGATGCACAGTACATTCAGTGATGATCCAGATGTGGCGTTGGGAGAGTCTAGAATATTTTTTGACAATCGGTTTATGGTAGCTGAAGCTGAGTGGCCTGAGCGAGGTCATAACCTGCTGGCTGATAAGGTTAGAGGTCATGTGGAGAGAGGCACTATAAAGATGGCGAGTGTGGGATTTGCTCCTATGGAAGCTGGGAGAATGGGAGATCCTGAAAAGGGTGAGCCAGAAGTATATCACTATGGGAGACGAGAGCTGCTGGAGTGGAGTCTGGTGCATGTGGGATCATACAAACAGGCATTTAAAAGAGATGTGGATGACACGAATAATTACATAAAAAACGAACTGAAACGGCTAGATCCAGGTGAAGGGATTGCAGCTGATGACATAGCTAAAGGAGGCGTGATAAAGATGGGTGATCAAGGATCAAGAGTAATACATCCTAGTGTCGGGGTCGCTCGATGTAGGTATTACCATTTTTTAAATCAAAATTAAAATCGCAATGAAATCTTTAGCGGAATTACGACAGGAAAGAGCGACGAAACTCGACGCTTACAAGGCATTATGTGATGCAGCAGAGGCAGGTGAAAGAGCCTTTACGGATGATGAACAGACCAGGTTAAGAGCACTAGAGGCTGAACTGGACGAAAAGACAGGCACTCTGGCACTAGCTATCAGAGCAGCTGAGAAAAGAGAGGCCATATTAGGTCAGAGAGCAGCCAGTGAAATGAATAATCCACCAGCTGTGATACCAGGAGCTGCTGCAACAGGAGGAGAGCAAGGTGAGCAAAACAGGATTAAGAAAAGATATTCTTTTCTGAAAGCTGTGCAGACGAGGTATAATGGTCAGACTCAGACAGGAGTGGAGCTGGAGATGCACCAGGAAGCAGAGAAAGAAGCCAGAGAGCTGAAGCTCAATCTGCCATCCAGAGCATTTCACATTCCTAGTGTATTTATGACTCCATCGAGTGAGCAGAGAGCACTAAACGTGACTACAGCTACAGAAGGGCCCGAAGTTGTGGCTACGGATCTGTCACAAAGATTGGTAGACCCATTCTTACCTGATTTAGTAGTGTCAAGATTGGGGGCTAGAACGATGTACGGACTACAAGGGAATGTAGAAATTCCGCGTGATAAGGACTATCTGACTGCTACCTGGGAAGGAGAGTTTGGCGGTACAACTGAGACAGAGCCGAACTTTGATAAAATCTCTCTATCTCCTAATCGACTTTCAGCAAAGTCATTTTGGGGAATGCAGTGGGCTATCCAGTCAAGCATCAGTGCTGAGTCATTCATGAGAAGAAAAATCATAGAGTCTATTCAGATCAAGCTGGATGCTACAATTTTAAATGGCTCTGGTGCTGGCAATGTGCCTACAGGCATCTTGAGTCAAGGCATAACTAATGTAGCGATAGGAGTTAATGGTGGTGCTATCACATGGGATAAGCTGGTAGAGGTGATGGTCGCTCTTAAGGATGACAATGCTGAGCAGGGTAGACTGGGATGGGTTACTACACCTGGCGTGTGGGGAGAGTTGATGACGACTCCAGTAGATGCTGGATCTGGAATATTCTTATATGACAAGTTTGCTCCAGGGAGAACATTTTATACGACCACTCATATGCCTAGTGATGGTACAAAAGGAACTGGCACAGCTCTAAACTCATTGCTATATGGAAACTGGGGAGATCTTACGATAGGTCAGTGGGGTGGAATGTCTCTATTGGTAGATCCGTACACTGTAGCTGATGATGCTCAGATGAAGATCATCGCACATAGCTGGTGGGACTTTATCGTAGAGAGGGAGAAGAGTTTTGTGTCCATTACGGATATAGACTTAACTGCATAATACGTGTAAGGTATTAAAGTCACCCACTTTAATGCCTTCACGAACAGTAGGATGGGTGTTAATGCTCATCCTACTTATTTATTAATTGGTAGTAAAAATAAGATGGCAAAGAAGAAAAAATTAATCGTGAAGAAGCCACTGATAGGAGCTTTCGGTATTTCTAATTATCCAGGAGATTATGTTGATATAAAAGATAAGGAGCTGAAGGAAGAGATGTTGGTGAAGGGATATATCGAGGAAGAAGAGAAAAAAGAAGAGACAACGGCTGAGGCTGGGGTTGAAGAGTAACAGACATTACGGATAGACGGTAAAAGGTAATCTGACAATGAGAATTAAGCGACTGACATATATTGGAGATCCTATACTGAGTTTAGATGAGGCGAAGTCCTATCTGAATAGGGAGGGATTTGCTGGTGATGATAACGATATTACTCGACTCATCAAGGCTGCTCAGGGTATGCTGGAAGCTAAGACGAGCTTATTTATACAGAAAGGAACTGGTGAAGGATATGCTGGAGGGTGGTATGATCAGGCTGGAGGATGTCATGAGTTTGGCAGATTGCCGATACTGTCTATAGATAAGGTAGAGTATAAGGCTGAGGATACCACTGATTATACAGTGCTGGGAGAAGCTAACTATGAGCTGGACGATACCCATCTGATACCGATGCTGGCCTATGTAGGTGATGTAGATCTGCCTAACCTGGCTACTGATCAGATCAAGCAAGTGAAAGTAGGGGTGACTATAGGACATGAAGCTGCTGACAATACTATAGAGGATCTGAAGCAAATGGTAGCCTGGTTAGTGGTAAAGATGTATGTGTATAGAGATGATCCACCAGAAAAGCTGGAGACAGCTGTGAACAAGTGGCTGTGCACCAGGATAGTGCCAAATGTAGGAGGAATATGAGAAGAAAGGGCGGCATAATGAAAGGGCTGATAGATGTAGGTCAGCTGTACTGGAGAGTAGATCTACTGAAGCCTACTGGGACTGCTGGCAGATCTCCTTCAGGATATCCTACTGAAGCCTATGAAGTGCATAAGACTGTGAGGGCTGAAAAGAGAGAAGGTGTGAGTAGTGAAGATGAGAGTGAGTACCAGGAGAAGGAGAGGAAGTATGTGAACTGGAGGATGTGGTATGATGCTGAAGTGTCTGCTGACTGGCACATAGAGGACGAGGATGGCAGAAGATATAATGTGGAAGGTGTGCAAGAGCTAGGGTATAAAGAAGCAATGGAAGTAAAGACTTTTTTAGTGGAATAGGATGGCAAAGCAGTTAGACATATCACTAGAGGCAGAGCAGTTCTTTAAAAAGAATAAAGAGCTGATGAAAAAGCTGAGCCCTAAGAAGGTCAGGAAAATCCTGACTGAAGGATCTAAGCCATACACTACTGCTATGCACAGCAAATCTACTCCTAGAGCTGATAGAGTAGTGAAAAGATATAGTGGTGGAGAGGTAGTGGCCGAGTATCATCCAGGAAACTTGCTGAGATCCTTTAAAAAGCTCCAATTCAGAGGAACTAGTAAGTTCAGGAGCATTTTCATTGGGCCTAAGATCCTAAAGCGTGGACAAGGCAAAGGGATATTTAGAAACAAGAGAAAAGTGGATGGATGGTATGGGATCTTCCAGGACAAGTTTAAGCCTGGTGACAGGAATTATATCGCTGATACGTGGAACGCTACGAATGGGCGAGTAGCTGGTGATGTGATACGTGGACTTCAAAAAGAGCTGGGACTATGAGTAACTATAATGCAGTGGCCTATAGTCTGCTCAGCACTGAGTCTACCATCACTGATGAGCTGGCTAATGATCCTAAAGGAGGCAAAGCTATCTACCCTATCAGGATACCACAGAAGGTAAGCTATCCAGCTGTGACATTCAGAAAGAGCATAGATCCTATACATCTCAAAGCAGGTGATGCGCAGAGAACATTTAAAGTAGAGTTTGAGATCGATGTAATAGCTGAAGATCCTGATAAGTGTGATGAGATCCAGCAGCTGATATACGATAGGCTAGATGGAAGGACGCATGAAGATGTAGCTGGACACTATGTAAATAACCTGAAATTCCAGGGGCAAGATCCTGAAATTTATAGTGATGATCCAGATCTATTTTTAATAACATCAAGGTACACATGTACCATACATAAACTGTGATGATGGTGAAGTTTGATCCTAGTATACATAGAGTAAGAGTGACTGAAGAGATAGAGGTAGAGAAGTATTTGTGGAAAGAGAATACGGTGATTCAGACTCCTTCTGATGGGTATTATGCATTATTGGCATTATTCCCAGGGAAACTGGAAGTAGTAGACCTACAGGGCAATGTGGTGGAAGAGGATGAGATGAAAGGGTTGATGATAAACGATGAACGGCTGACGGATGAGGAGGAGTAGTAATGGGTGATGAGTGAAGGCCTTTATAAATGGGTGATGAGGTAATGCAAATTATTTAATCACAATAAATTTTTAAATGCTATGGGCAAGATTAATGTAAAAGACTTCACCATATACAAAGACATCTCAGGCACAATGACTGCTCTAGCATGTGTGGAGAATGTCTCTGTAACGATAAACAGAGAAATCATAGAGTATCTGTGTAAGGGAAATGGTGGAGTGAAAAACAGGGACTATGGTACGCTGGATGCTACAGGCTCAGTCTCAGGACTGGTAGCTAATGATGATCCAGCTGGTACAGGATCTTTTGACTTGATAGATCACTTGGTAGCAAGTGAGAAGGTGATCATCAGATTTGGGACAGCTACTACTGGTGACAGGACGGTATCATTTACAGCAGTGATCAATCCTGTGACACTGGACTCACAGCAAGGTGGAGATGCTATAGTGACTTATAGTGCTGACTTTGCGAGTGATGGTGCTATCACGATAGGTACTAATGCATAAGCCAGGATATAAAGTTGGTTTCATACTATGAGGTGGAGCTGGTGGACGAGTAACTGCCAGCTCCGATTTTAACGACAAACAGGATTTTTAACATAAACAAACAACAATGAAGGAGATTAAGATCGGTGACAAAACTTATGAATTTAAAGCTCCACTGAGCAAGCTCAATGTGTGGCTCAAAAAGAAAACAAAAGGACATTACAATGTGGGCAGGCTGGGTGAGTACATCCAGGATGATCTGTATGAGGCTACAGTTAATCTCATCCATTTTGGTCTAGGAGAACAGATGAGTAAGGCTGACCTGGTAAAAGTATCAGATGAGGACTTTACTGTGATAGCGCAGTGGACTGACTTTCTCATGAAGTACTGGAAGTTGGATAAGATAGCAGTAGAAGAAGGAGCTGAGTCGGGAAACTAAAAAGCACTGAGGAGTATGGCAGCTGGATAGACCAGCTGCAAAAGATCTATCTCGGTGCTATGCGAGGGAGCTACAGGGACTTTTGGGAGATGCCATTCGATGAGCTGTGTAATGCTATAGAAGGGTATCTGGATGCAGAGCTGGTGAAGTGGAAACGACTGAGGAGAGCATCATTTATGCAGCTGGCAGGGCTGGTGGATGTAAGGAAAAATGGGATCAAAGAGACTGCGCTTTACAGACTGCCTGGAGATGGCGAGGAAAAGAAGAGTAAGGTGACGATGGAAGAAAAGGCAGCAATGTTCGAGAGGGTACAAAGAAGGGATGCTGACTGGCTAGAGAAAATGAACAATGGCTAAAAAGCAAGGAGAATTAAATGTCAAGATAAAATTATCGATAGATAGTTTTGTCAAGAAACTAAATAGGCTAGATCGTAAGGTCAATCAATTCAGTCAAGATCTGGAGAAGGCTGGAAAGTTTCTGACTACTCGATTTTCTATACCATTGGCAGCTGCTGGTGTAGTCGCTCTAAAAACATCAGCAAAATTTGAGCGACTGAGGGTGACTATGGACGTGCTTACAGGGAGTGCAGAGCAAGGCGCAAAGTCGTACAATGACCTGGTAGAGGTCAGTAGTAAGACTCCCTTCAGGCTAGAGCAGCTGTCCAAAGGATTCAACATATTATTAGGATTTGGGCTGGCAGCTGATGATGCTATGAATGCTACTAGGAGACTAGGAGACATGGTAGCTCTTACTGGTGGTAATCTTAATAATGTAGCTATTGCATTTGGTCAGGCCAGAGCTGAGGGTAAGGTGATGACCAGGGATCTCAGGCAGCTGATCAATCAGCAGATACCTATCATAGAGCTGCTAGAAAAAGAACTAGGTAAGACATCGGCCGAGATTTTTGAGATGGCTGAGACGAGTAGACTCGGATATGATGTAGTAGCCAGAGCGATCAATAATGCCACTAATGAAGGTGGAAAGTTTTATAGAGGTACTGCACGACTGGCTGACACTCTGGATGGTGTATGGAGCACATTTAGAGATAATGTAGACCTAGCAGCTAAGACATTTGGTGATAGTATAGAGGAGGCTCTAGGTGTGAAAGAAGTCCTGAAGACAATGGGTGGAGTGCTGCGAGTCCTGGCTAATCGATTTGAGGCTCTGGATGACAACACTAAGAGCTGGGTAGTAAGGCTGGGAGTGGTAGCTATAGCTGCCGGGCCACTACTGCTGGTGCTGGGTCAGATCCCTAAGCTGATCACAGCGATCACAGCAGGGATGAGAGTATTTGGTAGAGTGATACAGCTCATTGTAAGTCCTAAAGTAATACTGATCACAGCTCTAGTAGCAGCTCTCGCAGCGATAGGGATCTATCTGTATAAGAACTGGGAGATCGTAAAGGCTAAATTCCAAAACATCTGGTCAGGATTAAAGAACATCTTCCTAAGCGGTATACAGTACATAGTGGATAAGCTGGCAGAGTTTGATGCCTGGCTGGGAGGTGTGATACCTGGTGTAAAGGAATTTAACGAGTGGTTACAGTCTATAGAGCCTATAAAGATCATAGATCCTGGAGAGGCCCAGTCCTTCAGTGAATTTATGGCGAGTGTAAAAAAGGATCTCCAGGATCTGCAAAATGCAGTGCTCTCTCCAGCTGGTGAGATAGATGACTCATTTAGCAGTGTAGGTACTGGTGGTGGAGGTACTAATAAAGGCAGTGGTAGTGGCCCAGGTACTAATCTCCTGGACTACTCTAAGCTTATCTATCCTTTTGTGAAGCTGAAGAATAAGATGAATGAGATGAAGGCAGAGGTGATCACCTTCAGCTCAGAGCTGGCAACTAACTGGAGTGGCCTAATCACTAATATTATGGAGAATGCTAAGAATATGGCAAACTTCATGCAAGGTGAGTGGACTAAGACTACAGTATTTATAGCCAGGAACTTTGATCTCATCGCTAATACTACAATGGGTCTATTCACAGACATATTTGATGCTATAGCATCAGGAGGTGAGAATGTATTTAAGACACTGACCAGGACAGTAGGAGCACTGGTAAAGAAGCTCATCGTAGCTGCTGCTGCTGCATTCTTTCTATCTAGCCTATTGGGAGGTCTAGGTGTAAAAAGCATAGGAAAAATCACAACCAACTTTAAAGGAATATTCGGTGCGCTGAGTGGTATCGCTCTAGCAAAGGGAGGTATCACTACTGGCCCTACAAATGCTCTGATAGGTGATAATCCTAGTGGGCGTGAGGCTGTAGTGCCTTTTGAGCGTATGGGAGAGTTTCTGAAGGCTGCTGCTCCATATGTGCCTAATAGTGGTGGAGGGCCAGTGACATTCAGGATACTGGGTAAGGATCTCATAGGAGTGCTGGGAATGGCTAATGATGAGTATACGATGCTGGGTGGTAGTAGTATTATTCCTTAACGATGGACGAGAGACGATTCACAAAATGCACAAAATGCACAAAATGCACTTTACTGAACGATAGACGACTTTTGATATGTCATTAGTACTTACAGGAGAATTTGGTAATCATGACAATAGTGCGGTCAATAAGATCGAGATCCATGACAGAGATGGCCTGTATGCTAATATAGGAGAGTTCTGTGTGAGAGGGAGAGCTGAGATCTCCAGGCCACAGTCTACAGAGCTATTTACTCCACTGATCCCTACTTCTATGACTTTTGGCATGTACATACCTGTAGGCAATACTGCACTAGAGACATGGATAGCTGACCTGGAGGAGAGTGAGCCAGGGAGATACTTTATCAAGTACTACATAGATAATGATCTGAAGTATGTGATGAGGATACTGAGTGAAGGAATAGAAGTGCCTGAAGCTCATAAGCCTTATGGCATCACTATACAATGCACTGATGCATTAGGTCTGGCCCAGGACTATACCTATACTCAGAATGCTGCATGGGTGGACAGTACGCTGCCTCTCCTGGATCACATCTGGCTGGCACTGGATATACTGGGAGTGAAAGACTACTATGCTAATGGAGAAAGATATCTCATTACCTCTATAAAGACGTATGAGACTAATATGAACACATCAAATGATGTGCTCAATCAGACTGCGATACATGGCAGAGCATTTGCCAATGAGAATGAGGCTAAGATCCTGGACATAGAGGATAGAGCTAATGAGGACTTTTGGGCTAATCTGATCACTGGAGAGAAGTGTGACCAGGTATTTGCCAGGATCATGAAGCTCTTTAATGCCAGGATGTATCAGAGGAATGGTGCATACAAGATGAAGCAGATCCAGGACTATAATACAGCTCCTGTGACTCAGCTGGTGTATGATAAGACTTATGGCTTTATCAATCCTACTCCTCTAGCTTCTGAGCTGTATCAGCACAATATAGAAGTGACTACTGAGGCCAGTGGAAAGCAGCCTCACAGGATGTTGGTAAATGTAGGAAAAACTACAAGATTACCAAAGGTGAGATCTGTACTGATCAAACATAAGATAGGTGGAGACAATAACCTGGCTCATGGCCTGGTATTTAAAAATCTGAGTACACCAGCTGGAGGAGCTGCTGATGTGGTAGAGGATCTGGTGGAGAATATAATACTTGTAGACAATACAGCTGATGCTACGCTGCGTATAGACATGCTGATAGAGCATGCTGCATTCAGCATAGCTCCAGAACCTAATATACTGCCAGTACACAACATGGTACTGCATCTGACGGTGAAAGTGGGTGACTATTATCTACAAAGAGAAAGATGCACTCTTAATGATGCTCTGGAGTGGGACTACCTGCCACTACCTATAGATCCTGAAGCTGTAGAGATAGAGTACAGTGATATGCAGTGGGTAGATACACCTGCGGTA